CTTTGATTCAGTTGACGCGCATGTCATCCCGTCGCTGATGTCGAGGCTCTACCGCGCCGCGTTGAACAGCGACAGGTCGGTTACGGTGTGGGGATCGGGGCGGGCAAAGCGCGAATTCCTGCACGTTGACGATCTTGCAGACGCGCTTATTACCCTGATGGCGGAATATAACGACGCGGAACCGATCAATGTTGGCTCAGGGCAGGAAGTAGCGATCCGCGATCTGGCCCACATGGTTGCTGAGGCAGTCGGCTACCGAGGCGATATCAGGTTCGATACCTCCAAGCCTGACGGTCCGCCTCGCAAGCTGGTAGACAGTTCTCGCATCAACGCCCTCGGCTGGCGTGCTAAGATTGCGCTTTATGACGGGCTTCGCTCCACCTTTGACTGGTATCGCGCACGAGTGGGAGAGTCTGGATCAAGGCCAAGCGAGTTGCCTGCGATGCGGAATAAGCAGCGCGAATTATGATAGTGACATTTGCCAGCCTCGGGCTAATGGGCCGATTTTGCAACGGTGCCTATCAGGTGGCCGGAACGATTGGCGTAGCCCGCCGCAACAATGCGGACTTCGCCTTCCCGTTATGGATCAATCACGACCATCGGGATCGGTTTGGCTCAAGCGAAGGCGTCAACGTTTACGAGCATTTTGCCAATCCGTTGCCGCTTTATTCCGGTCCACCATTACCCGAGCGCTGGGTCGATTGGGGATTTCACGACGTTGATCTGACTGAGAGCGTTAGCCTGAAGGGGCATTTTCAATCCGAGAAGTATTTCTCGCATGCGCTGGACGAAATCCGATGGTACTTTCGCATGAAAGATGAACCACCACAGAACAACTACGTCGCAATCCACTGGCGGGCGGGCGATTACACAGATGGCGACGGCTACCACCCGCGACTGACAATGGACTACTATCGCCCTGCAATGGCCGAGTTTCCCGGCGCCAAGTTTCTTGTGTTCAGTGATGATATTGCCGGAGCAAAGCAGATGTTTGGGCCAAGTGTGGAGTATTCCGAGAGGCGGGACTACTTGCAAGACTGGAAATTACTTAAAAAATGTAGGCACTACATTATCGCTAACAGCAGTTACTCCGCAATGGCTGCCGTGTTGAGTGACGCGCCTGATAAGCGAATGGTGGCACCAAGGCCGTGGTTTGGGAAAGCCTACACGCAGATTACGGCGGATGATATTTATGGATCAGACTGGAAAATCATTAACTGGCAGTGAGTGGCAGGGAGATCGCAAGCGCTCCGCTACCTCCCGGCCTATCTGACGAAGAAGTAGAACAGTTGCTCCGGATGGTCGAAACTGAGTGCCAAGCCGCGTTCTTACAATTTATAGACGGAGATTAGAGTTGAACCAAATTGAAGAAGCCTACAAGCTAAGTACGAATAGTAATGCCATTAACGCATGAACGCCCTTGAGCCATTACCAAGGCACGAACACGCCGCGATTCTTGAACTCGTGCGGGCCAATAACCTGCCTGAGTCGCAACTGGCTTGTCATATGACTCACCAGACCGACAGTGGACGCGGACGACATCCTGACGACGGGAAAGGCTTTCTTAGTGGACGCACATTTAACATCAGCTACAACCTCATGCTCTGCGAGTACTGCGGGAACCTGATGCCGCGAGTGCATTGTCCAGCCAAGATGCGAGAGTTGGCGCAGAAGTGGTTACACGAATGAGAATTGATCGCGTTAAAGACGAGGACTACTGGACAGCGGAATCGTTGGACGACCTACGCGGCTGGGAGATTATTACCGTAGAGCCATTCACCGAAGCAGTCAGCCGTCTCCACTGTTGCCGGGCCGTAAATTCCGCCACTACCGAGTTTCGGATGATATACTGCCGCACCTCAATCCTGCATGAAACCATTGAAGTTGAGACTGTCCAGTAGATTTCTCCTTGCAAATGTTTAACCAAACTGTGCTAAACTCCGCACGGAATGGATATCGATCTTAACTTCAACCTAAAACGCGGCTCCTTTTCTTGTGTAACCCACAACTTCGTACTGGACGAAAAGGGCCACGAGTGCTCGCGCTGTGGACTCAGGGAAGAAATCATCCACGGGCAAAAGTTCGTAATCGATCCACCCATGCCTAAGGATGAGATCCGACTAGTCCAGAACGGCGTCACGGTTGGGCGTATAATCAACGTACAATGAGCCAGCAACCCCCTGAATCCGAATCAACTCTGCTGAACACGCAGAACGTTCCCTTAGTCAAGCCGGACACGTCTCCGCAAAGCACCAAGCAGGAATTACAGAAGATTGAGCGGCAATTGTACCATCTGTTTGATCGCGTAAAAGAGCTAGGCCGAAAGCTGGCCTAAAGGGAAGTTTAGTTTGACAATGAATTAGCGAGTTAAGCGTCAGCCCGTGATGACGACCTGCCCGCCCGTGGTTCTCGAAAGAGGATCATTGGCGGGCTTTCTGTTTGGGGCCAACTCATGCAAATTGAGCGCAAGTTCATCGACCTTAAAGACCTGACAGTCACAGATGAAGGTCCGGGTCATATCTCCGGCTATCGAGCTGTCTTTAATGAAATTGACGAGGGCGGGGATCTCATCGTTCCCGGTTTTTTCAAAGACTGCATAACCGAATACTTGGAGGCAGGCTTCACGGCTCACTCACATGATTGGGACTTCGATAAAGCGGTTGGTTATCCGATGGTAGCGAAGGAAGATGATCACGGCTTTTTCGTTGATTCTGAGTTCCACTCTACGTCTGATGCGCAGGCAGTTCGCACTAAGGCGGTTGAGCGCAAGAAAGCTGGGAAGCGTGTTGGCTTCTCGTTTGGCTATTCAGTCTCAGACAAGTCTTACATCGAAGCAAAAGATTACAAGGAGCAGTTGCCGCTTTATGTCAAGGCTGACCGCCTGCAAGCCAATCTTCTCAAGGCGCAGAAGTTCGACCGCATCCGCATCCTGAAAAAGGGTGAAGTAATTGAAGACTCAATCGTCACTGCGCCGATGAATAAGCTGGCAATGGCGACAGCGGTTAAATCCATTAACAGCGAGTCGAAGGGAATGCTCGCTGAGGAGATGGCCCAAACGACTCCATCTACATGGGAGATTGAATCTGCGCTCCGGCGCGTAGTCCGCAAGATTGCCGAGACCGCTAAAGACGCCAACGTAACCGGCGTGGTAATGGACTGGAAGGCGAAGGTGGCGGAAGCGTTCAACGAATATCCGCCTACGATGATCCCGTTAGTTACCGCGCAGATTGAAGAATTTCTAAACAGTTCCGATGACGAGTTTTACCTCAAAGAGATCACGGCATCCGAATCCTTTGAGTCCTTCGATAAAGCGGCACCCGCTGCATTGAAGAAGTTTATCGAAAATATGCAGCGTAACCACGAGGCCCGCGTCAAAGAGGGCCGGGTACTCTCGACTTCAAATCGCGCCACGGTGCAGAAGTGCAAAGACTCTCTCACGGCACTCACGGGAGATCTCGACGCGCTACTGGCTATGAGCGAGCCGAAGCCTAAGGAAAAAGAGATCACCGTGGATACGCTAAGGACTCAATCGCTACGCATGCAGAGCCTCGCAATCCGAGCGCTGGCGTAGTTTTCGCTAAAGGAGCAGCAGATGGCCGAAGAGAAAAAGACAGCCACACAGGAATTGAAAGAACTGAAAGATGCAGAGCAGGCTTTTTGGACAAAGCAAGGAGACGAAGATCCTACTACCGAGCAAAAAGCCGAGCTTGACACTCGCTGGAAACGAATCGAGGAGTTGGTTGCCGAGGTTGATGAAGAGAACAAGTACGCGGATCGCAAGAAGCGTCTGAAAGCAATCGATGATTTTCTTAAACAGCCCGTAGGTCGTCCCGATTTTGGGAACCCTGACAGTAATCGCGAGCCGGAGCTAAAGACAATGGGCGAGTTGATTGTCAACGCTCCGGAGTTCAAAGCATGGCGTGAACAGGTGGCCCCGGAAGGCAAGGAGATGACTGCTTCTTACCAATTCGGGCGCTCACCGACGATCTCGCTCAAGGACATTGGACTAGGCGACATTTCATTCAAGGACACGCTGGTAATGACCGTGCCGGGATCGGCGGGAGGCTCGCTCGTGCGACGCGACTATGGTCCATGGCCGATTGAATTGCCATTGCGTACGCCGTCCATTCGCGACGTGATCACGATCCTGCAAACAGGCTCAAATATGATTGAGTACGTGCGCGTCAACTCGCTTACTCGTGCAGCGAAGATCGTACCTGAGGCAACGTCACTTACGGACGACGCTGCATTGAAACCAAAAGCGGCAATGTCGCTTGAAGTCGTGCAGACAGGTGTGAAGACTATCGCGGTCATCATGAACGCCACCCGCACGATCCTTGCCGATTATCCGCAACTCCAATCAATGATGACCGCGTTCATGCGAACTGATATTGACCTTGCATTGGAGGAGGAAATTGTTGCCGGACCGGGAGGGGCAAACCACTTTACCGGGCTAGAGAACACGCCGAACCTGACGCCGCAGCCGTTTGACACGGACATGCTGACCACCGCGCGTAAGGCGCGAACAGCCGCGAGGATAGTAGGCAGGGCACGGTCAACCGCCTTCCTGCTCAATTCTTATGACTGGGAAGAATTTGACCTGACAAAAGACGCAGAGAATCGCTATTACTTCGGTGGGCCGCTTGCGCTAGGTCAAAAGATGCTTTGGGGCCTTCCGGTGGTTGAGTCCGAAGTCATTCCACAGGGCACGGGTTACACAGGTGATTTGAAGCAACTCGTGGTCTGGGACAGGCAAGATCCAAGCCTGTATATAACAGATTCCAACCGAGATCACTTCGAGCGCAACATCATCGATATTCTGTATGAGGGCCGATGGGCGTTCGGCGTGCTCAGGCCACCGGCAGTCGTGAAGATTGACTTTCACGCGGGAGATAACTCGTAACGACGCCATAGCCGTTACGTAAACAGGCGGCTTCTCTTTTCTTCCCTTGAGGGGGAGCCGCCACTAACTTTAATGAAGATCATCGCTTACTTCCACCTTTTCCCGCCCGAACATAACGCGGGCTCAGAAACCACAGTCCACGCTGCCCTTCGCGCAATGGTGAATCGCGGCCACACGGTTAATGTAATCTGCGATCGCAGTAAGACTGCGCCTTACGAGATCGACGGGATTAAGGTCGTCCGGCCACCGCGGCGAGGCGTGCAATCATGGCTGGAGTACTTCGTCAAGGACTCGGATCTGTTAGTCACCCATCTCGATCTCACCAGCCAAGCCATGAGCCTCGCAATGGCAACGAAGATTCCGCTGGTCCACTTCGTGCACAACGACGCTCAACTCATGTATTGGCGCGTCGATGCGCGCGTGCCTTACAAGAACGCGCTGGCGATTTACAACTCACACTGGTTAGCGGCGAAGCGTAGTCAATGGGCCGGACAGGAAATGCCGGACGAATGGCTGGCGCCGTCAATCGTGGTCCATCCGGTAGTTGAGCCGGAACGCTACCGCTGCGAAACCGGGACAAAGATCACGCTCGTCAACCCGACGCCAACAAAGGGCGCAAACACGTTCAAAGCGCTGGCGAAGCAGATGCCAGAGCGAGAATTCCTCGCGGTTGAAGGCGGCTACGGCCATCAGGTGATTACCGCGCCGGGAACAGATCCGAAGTACGCGGCTACGGGCAATATCGAATGGATGGCCCATACGCCGGACATTCGCGAAGTGTTTCGCAAAACCAGAGTGTTGTTAATGCCTTCTGATTACGAATCCTATGGTCGTGTCGGCATCGAGGCGGCGTGTGCGGGAATTCCAACGATCACGCATCCAACTGAGGGATTGAAGGAAGCGTTTGGTAATGCAGGGATCTTCATTGACCGCAACGATATTGCCGCATGGTACATGGAAGTCGATCGCCTGCTCACTGATGAAGCCTACTATCGCGAGCGCTCAGAAGTGGTACTTGCTCTGGCTGCATCTTTAGATCCTGAGAGTGAGTTTGATAGACTTGAGGCGGCGCTAATCGAGACCGCCGCACGATACAGAAACGGAGTACCAGAAGCGATGAAAATGTGGACCTCGGATCGCTGGATCTACAAGATGCAGGATGGGAGTTATCAGGCGGTTGATAATCCGGGACGGATCCCTACCGGCGCAGCGGTGCAGATCGCCGGGAAAGGTACGCAGATTCCCGAATCGATGGCGCGTGAGCATGGCTGGATTGACGTTGACGCAAAGGCCATCCCCGCTCCACCTGAAAACAAGGCTATCGCGGCACCGGAAGAAAACAAGCAGCGCGCTCGCAAGAGGGCGGAAGAAGCCGCCGCGTAAGGAGTTGAACTATGGGAACCTTTTCAGACCTCGTGGCAAATTCAGTTCTTGATGCGGTAGCGCGCAACGTCTCTTACGCCGAGGCGGCAGTTTGGGTGAAGCTCCATCTTGGCGATCCGGGCTCTGCGGGAACGGCTAATGCGGCGGCGAATACTACTAGAAAGCAAGCGACCTTTGGGTCATCTGCGGCGAGTCGCGCCATTTCTAATACGGTGGCCGTGGAATGGACAAACGTGCCAAATACGGAAACCTATACGTGGATAAGTTTATGGGACGATGAAACGGCGGGGAACTTTCTTGGAAGGGATGATCTTTCTTCATCGGCCGCGGTAACGGCAGGCGACACATTTCGGATTCCGATCGGTGATCTTGATTTAACGTTTACGTGATTTACAGTCCCATGCTACAACAAGGAACATGGTAGCACGGAGATTTCAGAATACAGAGGACGAGAAACGGCTAATTGAACTGTACGTTTCGGGCTTATCGCAGTGGCGACTTGCGGAAGAATTTGACACCACGCCCGTAACCGTTCGTAGTGCATTACGAAGAGCGGGCCTGAAGATTCGAGGGCCGGGTGGTCCGCGCCGATTCTTTTCAACCGAAGAGATCTCGGTTATAGCGGACCTCTTTCAGGCCGGTAAATCGCAGGGGCAAATTGCGCAACATTTATCTACGACGCAAAGTAAAGTAAGTGAGACACTTCGCCGTCAGGGTCTTTATTCCCAAAGGGGAACGCGAAACGGTCAGCATCACCCACTATGGCGCGGCGGGCGAATTATTCTAAAGGGTGGCTATGTGATGGTTAAGGCAGAGCAGGATGACACGTTGGCGGTTTCAACTGCCAATGGGGGTTTCTATGTGATGGAGCACCGTCTAGTCATGGCCCGTCATCTTGGCCGACCTCTAACGCGGAAGGAATCGGTTCATCACATAAATGGTGATAGGGGTGATAACCGGCTTGAGAATCTACAACTACGACAGGGGAATCACGGCAATGGCGCGGTCTATACGTGTTTGGACTGCGGTTCTCACAATGTTGCAACTAAAAAGCTGGCCGATATCACCTTCACATAAGGAGCACTCGTGGACGCAATCAAAAACTTTGCCAAGGCTGTTGTCTCAGACGGGAACTACGACGCATCAGCCATCGAGATCGATGTAATCGCAGGGCACGGTGATCGTTTACCAGCCGCGCCTTTCAACGCAGTATGGTGGAACGCGACAGATTACCCTGATCCCTCAGACGATCCCGGCGTGGAAATAATCCGCGTCACAGCCAAGTCAACTGATACCCTCACGATTACCCGCGCACAGGAAGGCACGGCAGCGGAAGATCATAACGTAGCGGGCAAGACCTATAACTTGATTGCGGGGATGACGGCACGCACAATCACTGAGATGGTAGGCGACGTGTTTGGCTTTGGTCCTGCATTGGTGATTGATCCTAACGAACCAAGTGTGCTCGTGAGGCTTGATACCAGCAAGTTTATCGATCTTAAAGATGGATATACGGAGATTCAGCAAACTGCCGTATACATAGGCGACTTTGAGGGACAGGGCAACTCAAGCTATATGGTTCTTGACGACGCAAATAATCGTCTGACGCTAAATAACGTGAACTTGGCGACTACGCAGGTCGAATCCGCAACGGTAGCGGTCGGTACATTGGCTGGAAAGCTTGCTATCCGTGACGCGGGCGGATCAATCATTGGGTACCTCCCGATCTACAATACGATTACTTGAGGAGCTTTAATGTCTTACGGATCCTCAGCTTATGGCGCAAGTGCTTATGGCGGCAGCGCTAACGCCGTTAACGAGCAGGTGATCTACGCGCTTGGGCCAAACTACGCCGCAGATGTGCTTCACGAGCGATCAGTAAACTTCAACGGTCCCGAGGACTTCTATGAGATCCTGATTCGCCAAGGATCGGAGAATCCTAGTGGCCCCAATGGAGCGGAGTACAAGATTTACACTTCTGACGGTCCGGGCATAACCCCACAGTTGCAGACGACCGTAGGCGGCAATGGTCAGTCCATTATCGGCGCTGCTCCCATCATCGTAGTCACCGCTCTGATTGATAGTGCTATCTGGGTTTCAGGGCTGAACTTCTCGATTGTGGGCCGCCCCTACATCCAATAACCGAATGTGGCCAATGCAACCATTCGCGACTCCACGACTACGAACCCCGGCGGCACGGGCTCGACCATCACCGTCACCCTGCCAACTCACGCTGCCGGCGACGTCATTCTCATTGCTGTTGGGAATACAGGAAATACACTCTGGACTGGGAATCCCGCTGGTTGGAATCGCATCCAGCAGATTCAGGTCGGCACCGCCGCCAACGGTCTACTGGGCACCTATTTCTATCGTCGTGTGCTCTCGGGCGACTCCCTTCCGTTAACTAATCCAGCCTTTACGCTTGGTGCCACCGTCACGCGCGAAGCGTTTGCTTGGTCAGTTGACGGGGCAAGCGAAGAGGGTGTGTTTAGCTTGCCCGCATGGGCGGCACGGAACTACAACACTGGCACGGCTAACCCAATCCGCCCCACCTCGATAACAACGCCTTTTCCAGAGGCGTTAATTATCCACTTCTACTTCCAGCGCTCTGCAACAAACGCTCCTGACCCGTCAGGTTATACACAAGACGAAGAGATCATTATCAGCGGCACACTAGTTGGCAACGCGTCTAGTAAGACCGTCGCAGATCAGGGCACTGTGTTAGCAAGTCAGGATGCCAGCCCGACATCGGGAGTTAGGTGGGTGGCTGGCATCATTGCGATCCCATCCGCTGATTATCCTTACTATCGCTCTGCCTCTCAGTCTACCGCTACCGGGACTTCAGTAACGCCCGCGCTCCCCAGCGGGACAACCCCCACCGACGTGGAAGGCAACAAAGATGTCCTGATTGCGACAGTCGAAGGCGCAGGATCGACAACTCTTAGCGCCCCCGCAGGCTGGACTGAGATCTCGACGTGGGATACAACGACCTCTGGCGGCGGCTCCTCTGTTTCGAAGTTCTGGGCCTATGCCGATGCCGCGCTTAGTCGCACTTTTTCCCGTACAGGTTCCGCTGAAATCTCCGCTGCTATTTGTACTTATTACAACTGCCATCAATCAGACCCGATCGGGAACGTTAACCTTCGCCAGAACGCGTCTTCAACTACTTCGACTTGGGATGCGCTGACAAGATCTGCAACAAGGGTGATTGTGGTAGCGACGTGCGTCGCTGATGGTGTGCCAACGTTTACGGCCCCGAGCGGCTGGACAGAGCGTAACGACGGGCTTGGTATCACTACGGCTGATCAGGTTTTCAATACCACCGGAGACGCCGCCAGTGCCTCGTTTACGCTTTCCAGTGCCAGCCCTACGGCTATCGGTCTGGTTGAAGTAATCGGAACAGAGAGTGTCACGGAGCACTCCCGTTCGGTTGCGGTTAATACAATTGGAGCAGTCACATCTTCTGCGGCATTCTTCTCAGTTTTTGAACGTTCCGGTCTACTCAATGGATCTGCGTCGATATCCGTCTCCGGCGTGCGTCAGGTATCACGTGCTGTCGATATCGGAGTATCCGGAGATATCGCCAGCGCCGGGACTGTATCAAGCCCTGTCACTACCTTTGAGCGTTCCGCTTCAGTTGGCTGCGCCTCCGTTGTCGAATCTTCGGCAACGGGTTTTTCTGTGTTAAGTGACTCGGCCTCGATTGACGCCACCGCGACTGTCGAATCCAGCGGTCAATTCTTTTCAATTCTCAGTTCCTCGTTATCTTTTGATGCGGCAGGGGAGATTTCCAGCACGGCACTCTTCTTCTCTGTTTTTGAACGCAGCACAACAATAGATCTACTCGGGGCGCTGGAGTCTTCTGCTCAGTTTTTTAGTGAGCTATCCGCATCTGTAACAGTGTTAGTTACGGTGGGGATAGAAACAGCGGCAGTTTCTTTTCGTGAAGTTCAGTCTTCAGCTTTACTAAACATCGCAGGTGAAATTGCCAGCGCCGGAGAGATAGATCCGGGAGCTGTAAGCCACGAGCGTTTAGCGTCTCTGGTTGTTGTGGCTGGGATTGAGTCAGACGGAATAGTCTTTTCAGTGATTGAGCGAGCCATTTTATGCGAAGCGCAAGGTGGGATAGCAGTCATAGGGCAACGCTCTCTATTCCGATCAGTAAGTTTAGAGGCGTTAGGATTAATCGCAATCTCAGGCGTGACCCCTTCAGTGGAGTTTTACCCTACGCGGTTGGCGAAGGTAGCGAAAGAAGTTCGTAGTCAATCAATCGGGACGGAGTATAGAACTCTCTAAATGGCGGCAACTTATCGTACATCAGTAGCGGGTGGTACATCCTCAGGAACGGGCAATCGTACCGCGACTATTACTCCGGCTGTCGGGGATCTGCTAATCGTTTACTGTTTTGTTGCCGCCAACACGAATGACACGCCTACTTGCTCAGATAGCAACGGTTCTGGAACCTACGATCGCATTGACGTGATGAATGCTTCCATTGCGTCTATAAATTACCGCCTCTCAGTCTTCATCCGCACGGCGTTGATGGCGAATACGACCTCAACCGTGATTACCGTGGCGACGGGCTCAAATACGTCCGGCTGCGTTGTGTCGGTTGCGATTAGTGGTATGTCTCGCGTGGGCGCGGATGCGGTTCGCAGCAAGGGATCGCAGAATAATCAGGCGGCGGGAACCGCTGCGCCGGTCCTCAACCAAAGCGCATTGACCGGAAACCTTACTATCGTCGCGCATGGCAGCGCGGATACGACCACCACGGAACCGACCGGCTGGACCGAACGACAAGACACAAGCCAGTCGAATGATACAGTTGCGTTAGAAGTCGCTACACGCAATAGTGGATTTACCGGAACCACAATAACCTTTGGAGCAGCTTCGAGCACGGTCTTTTGCTCGCATGCTTTAGAGCTTGATGGGAGCGCGCTCCTTACCGGATCTGCATTAGTTGACGGTGTGGGCGCAGTGGCATCAGCCGCAACTTTCTTTTCTGTGTTCAGTCGGACGTCTCTCAATGACGCAGCGGGGCTGATAGCTACGGCGGGACAGAGAAGCTTACTACGTTCAAGCGCGATCGACGCAGCGTCCATCATTAACTCTTCAAGTGTTTTCTTCTCCATTCTGTCGGGCTCCGCACTGGTAAATACAAGCTCGGATATTAGCGCGACCGGGGAATTGCTCTCTGTAGTTTCCGGGAGTTCAGCGATAGACGGAACCGTGTCGGTCACGGTCTCGGGTGAGTTCTTTTCAATCTTTGGAGGATTAGCGTTACTAGATACCGAGGTTGGGATTCAGACAGCGGCAACTTTCTTCTCGCAATTTCAGGGAGTGGGAACCATTAACGTCGATGCTGCTATTGAGAGTAACGGAGAGATTGAAGCACCTACCGGAGCACATGAACGCTCAGCGTCCCTCACTACTAACGGAGAAGTGCAGGTTAACGGGCTCGCCGTGCTTGAGCGTGCGGCTGAAGTTGACGGAGCGGGTTTAGTCTTAGTTTCGGCTGAATCCCTTTCAGCATTTCAGTCAGTCAGTGATTTTAGCGCCAGTAGTGAGATTCAGTCGGCAGGACAGCGCGTGGTCCTTAGAAGCGGTGTACTGGATACGGTTGGTGATATCACCGTCTCAGGAAGCTTTTTCTCAGTACTCCAATCATCAGGACTTATCACGGGGCTGGTTGGCATTGAGTCTGATGGTCTAATTGGACTGGTTGAACATGAAGGGTCTGTTTCAATTAACGTTTCAAGTGTTATACTCGTTTCAGGGATTTCAGTTCATATCGTCCACTTTGCGCCGCGTCAGTCGGTTGTTATTGGTTCCACGTCGAGATCGTTAAGCGTGGGCACGGAAGCTAGAACGCAGACTACCGAGTCGGAGACTCAAACGGGAATAATCTAGATGTTCACTAAAGAACCAGCTGAGATTCTGGACTACTCAATTAATTGGTCTGATTGGCTTGGTGATCTGACTATCTCGACCTCAGCGTGGAGTGTGCCGTCAGGTATCACTAAAGACGTAGATAGTAATACCCCAACTACGACATTGATTCGCCTTTCGGGTGGTACTTGGGGTGAGACTTACGAACTCAGCAATGCGATCACCGCCGGAATGCAGACCGAGACGCGCAGTTTCTATATCCGCATCCAGCGCTCAGTTGCGTACTGCTCCTCAACCGAAGTGAGACGCCGCGCGCAGGGAGGGGCAGGCGCGGGAGGCTCAGCTACAACTGCGTCGCTTACTCCCGCTGAGCTGGATGCGCTAATTGAGCAGGCATCGCGTATGTTCGATCTTGAGTGCGGCGTACCTGAAGGTTACTTCAATCCCGTTGAGATTCCTATTGCTACAACGAAAACAATCTACGGTGATGGAGGTAATTACCTGCAACTTCCGCCGTACCTACCCGGCACATTGTCAATCTCTGTTCCGGCCGATTACACAACCCCAACCTACGCGGAACAAAACGGCCATCTCGTGCTGACTACTGAAAGCGGGCTACTACCACCATTTAACCGCTTTTATAACCTTTCATGGCCGGGGTGGTGGTCGGGAGTGGCTGTTACGGTCTCCGCTGTCTGGGGCTGGCGAGAGACCCCACAAGATGTTAAGGCGGCAGTGATTGAGTGGGTGCTGAATCTTTGGCGAGAAACTGACCCCGCTGCGGTCAAGTTAGTCGGACTGGAAGGTCAACCTTTAAGAGAGTCGATTCCGCCCCGTGTAAAGGCCATTGCTCGCAAATGGCGCGGTAAGGTAGCGGGGCCAGCATTCGTCTAATGCTACGGTTCACTGCGCAGATCCAGGGTGAAGTCATCATCGATCGCGCCTTCAACCGCGTCGAGCAGGAGATCACCGACTTCCGCAACTTCTGGCCGGGAGTGATCACAACGTTCTATGAAATTGAGACGGAACAGTTTTTAACGGAAGGCGCAAGCGGAGCCTCCGGCAAGTGGACGCCGCTGAGTCCCGCTTACAAGCTATTCAAGGAGCGCGAGTTCCTTGGCAAGACGATTCTCAGGCGAGAGGATGCGCTGTATGAGTCAATGACCGGGCCGGACGCGCTGGACTCGGTTCTCAGACCTGAGAAAGAGGAGCTGCTAATCGGTTCGGCTTTACCTTACGCGCTCTTTCACCAGAAGTCACGACCGATCATCTCGCTCACCGAGGAGCAGAAGCGTAGGTTTATGAAAAGCATTCAGCAGCGACTGGTCGAGTTCACACGCAGTACGGGATTTCAGGTTGACGAGAGGGCGGCTTAATCTGTATGGCTGAACAATTTGAGACGGTCACTTTCAATGGCGTCGATCTTATTCGCGCAGGGCTGGAAAATATCGACAAAGGCGACGTGGTTAGCTTTAGAGATCGCGCGATGGTGATTCGTAACCGTGAGGATAACTGGAGCTTAAACGAAGGCATTACGGTTATCCTGACACTGACGCAGTATAAGCCTTTTCCTTACGAGACTTGCTAAATGGCGTGGACACCGAAATACCACGCAGTCCAAGAGGAGGGTGTAATCAACAACGCCCTCCTTGTTATCGAACGCGACTATAAAGAGGCGCTGGATTACTTTTATCCCACACAGGCCGCGCTCTCTCCCGACGATCCGCAATACATGGAAGACTTTCAGGAGCGTGCCGTGGGTCAAATCCAGAGACTTGTCTTCCCAACGTTGGCGATAGGTCCAAATCGAAACGCTGGTACTGAATCCGACGCCGCTGACAGGCTCAATCAAGCAGTAAGATTTGATATCTATGTAGGCGTGACTGCCGATTCCGGGCGAGCAGTCTCCGTTAAACTCATGCGTTACATGAATACCTTAGATGCCGTATTACGCTCAGCGAAAAAAGCCGACTGGAAACGGAACATGAGTGCTATAATCTTTGGCATTGTTTTGGAGTTAGAGCATGTTTACGGATCAATCCGTGAGCGCGAGTCGGTTTATTATCGAGACGCATTGATGCAGGCTACCCTTGTATTCAATGAGAAGTAGCGTTGAAAACCATCTAGC